AGAACATGTTAGAAGAGTCTTCACCGTCAGAGATGATCGCAGTGTTTACAACCTCCAACTTGTTAGCTTTCTTGAAGTCATTGACGTATTTGGACAATGCGATGATCGCAAGGTTCAGCGGAGTGCCACCGAGAGAACACTCAGCCGTCATACTCGATTGAATCGCAACACGAGATGTCCAGTATGTGACGCCGGTGCGAGTATTGTAGTAGTGTGCAACATTAAGTAGCTCGATAGCCATTGAACGAAACGCAGCCGATGACATCTTGTTGGAAAGAATATTCAGCAGAGACATCACGCCGCGAGTGTCTAGGGAGTTTTTGTCGTGTTGGGTTACAAAGTCGCCGTGCTCTTGATTGTATTCGGTAGAGAACACCAGAACTTCGAACGGAATGTTGACTTTCTTACAGAACATAGTCAGTATCAACATCTGTTCAATCGTGCCAGACAGATTGTTGGCCATTGAACCAGACCAGTCAACCATCGCGACAAGCCCGTGATTCTTGCCTTCAGCAACAGTAGCCATCTTGCGGAAGATGCTGTCCGTATACTTGTAAGCATGCAGGAGATTGGTGTCAATGATACCAGTCTCAGAAATGGAGACTCGCTTTAGCTCGGCGGCTTTCTTGCGCATCTCGAATTCCTTGACAAGGTAGTTGATAGCTGCCTTGTTCTTGGCTTCGAACTTCGCAAGCAGGTCAGGCTTGTAGTGTTCATTCTTCGCGAAGAACTTGCCAGAGAGATTCTTCCAAGACACAACCCGCGAAGACAGGTCAATCTTGTTCATTGAAGGAATGTTTCCAGTAATCGCCAGCTTGTCGTCAGAGAGTGTCTTGACCTTCTCTTGAAAATTCTTGTCGGTTACTGACACAGGCTCATCAGGAAGATCGCCGATAGGATCGTGGGTGTAGCCTTGACCACCGCCACGAGACACCGGATCACCAGCATCGGAATCGTCGTCAGAATCTTCGTCGTCAGCAGCAGACTGTTCGCCTTCCGAGTCGGAGTCAAAGTCTTCGTCAGATTCTTCGCCAGAGCCAGAGGCGTCGCCGTCAGACTCTTCAGCGTCGTCAGACATTACAGACTCGCCTTCAGCGCCGTCGCCATCCTCTTCTTCGCCTTGAGAGAACATCTTCGACATCATCTCCTGACGCTGCTTCTTCATCTCTTCTAGTTCTTCCTTGCAGTAAGCAAAGAGGTCCTTAGAGATTTCGTAAACGTCGTTCCAAGTCTCAGCCGATTCAATTCGAGCAACGAACTCTTCTTCTTTTTCGTTCTTGAACTTGACGCAAGCAAGATTGCCGAGCTTGAAGTGGATGTTGATCCGATCAATCAGCATCATCGCATTGACATCGCGATCCTTGATGCCGAAGAAGTCACGAGACACCAGTTCAGCGTAGCCCTTCAGAAAGGACTTGCGAATGCCGGGGAACCGCTCCTTGATCTTACGCTCGATGCGGGCATCTTCGACGACATTCAGGAATGTCTTGAAATTTGCACTCACATTCTCGGTGACTGCCGTGTGCCAGCCCTCAGCAGGAGTGTTCAGCGCGTGACCGACTTCGTGACCACCGAGCAAGTCATAAAGCTCAGGCGTGATATCTTTCCACTGAGGAAGAACCATCAAGCGATTCTTCATATCAAAATACGCAGTCGGTACGTTACGGAATTCTACACTGATGTTTTCAGTGGCGAGTAGCTTCGCAAGGATCGTTTTCGTGTTCTGAAGTGACATACGTTCTCCGAGTTAGTGAACTAATTCTAATCTAGAACCAGTCACATGTCAACATCACTGTTGCGCGATTGCAACAGCTTCCCGAATCATTTCAATTCGACGAGACAGGTCTTGCATGATGCGATCCTGTTCAAGACCTTCACCGAATGCGCCTTCTTGGTAGGCGTCAATCTGTTCTGACAGAATCATCTGTTCTTCCAGCATGTTGCCAACGTCAGAACCGATGTAAGGATTCTTAGGTGCAGCGGGCTTAGTCTTGGGAGTGAAAGGCTGAGGAGCCTTCCAGTCAATCTTGCGGAAGAACCAACCAGGAACGCTCACCTTGACTTGAAAATTTTTGCCGATGAACTTCACTGCGACGACGGAGAGCGGCATCCAAGACTGCTTGACGCTGCCGTTGTCTTCGATTTCAACAAGCACCGCTTTGTCGGTCTTGGCCTTGGAAACACCGTAAATAGTGTGGAGAGTAGTAGTCTGACCCATGGTGAACCTCTCAGATGTCAAATTCGCAGGATGAAAAGTGTTCGTACTCAAACCGAGCTAGCCAGTCTTGGTACGCTTGAGTCTCTTCGACAGGAATGTCGTCGAAAGCGGCATTCCATTCATCAGCAGGGATCGTGTCTTGATTCATCAGTACCTCGCTCATCACAGGAGTAATAATAACACAGTGATGGACGAGGTCAAGAGGTAGTTGAGTGGATTAGTCAGATTATGCTGCAATAAACTCGGTAAGTCGATTTCCGCGCATTACTGCATGTGAAATTGTGTTTGGAATTCTACGGTCGACGAAATTGGTGTTGTTCAGTTCAAAGTCTGTGGCTAACTTATGATCAAGATTCATAATAGGAACCATGTCAAATTCCTTGATGTAGAAATAAATGAATTCATCTTCTACCATGTGAAGAAATGATTTCATTAAGATTTCTTTCATGTCTTTATTTGGAATAGAGAAACTATACCAAATTTTAAGATTTGGATTTGGCAAATCTGGATTACGATCGTGAAAAAGCTCATATGTTTCGTGAAACAATCGATATTTCTTATCCATTGTTTTTGGATTGTACATATGTTCATTATGCTTAAACATTCTTTTTGTAGAATTCATTTGAACACTGCCAGGATACTTTTTGTTTTTCTTGTCGAATTGTTTTCCAGTTGACATTCCAATGTAAACAGTTCCTTTAACAAAGCAAGGCAGAATCTTATTGTCTGGCTTCTCTTCACAACAAGCCATCGCATAAACAACATGCTCAAGGCCTTTCGTGACGCGGATTGCAGTGTCCTTGTCAAACCATCCAAGATGACTACCATTTTCACTGTATAAATGCACTTTTTATCCTTTAAAATTTGTTTCAAGTCGCATGCCGTAGTTGTTTATTCCTGACGGAATCTTAGCATCTGGTTTCAATCGAAGTTCGTTTTTCTTGAACGGTGAATAATCAACATAGTGATGCCAGCGTCCGTATCGCCAAACGACTCTGGATACGTCTGGATGCAAGTCAACAAGCATCTGAGATTTGTTGATTGTACCTTCAGGATTCAGCATTCCGTCTCGCCATTTGCTCTTGTCTTGAGTGCCTTCAGCGTGGTAGAACTCAGCCGTGTTGCCGCCTTTGACTGTCTGCGTTGCTGCTTTGCCTTGTAGGAATGAATTGAATTGTATCGTGCAGTCACCGTCTTTGAGTACACGTAAGCAAATATCGGTGTCTTCATTGTATCGTCCACGCCAGCGATGCTTGCAGTCATTAGAGATCAGTAGCGTAGAGTAAATGCGAGTGTTCTTCACATATGGCGGATACTTAGAGTTTGGCGCAATGAAAAATCGATACTGGAAGCCTGAGATCGGCACGTTCTCAAACCGATCGATAAAGTCTTCAGCAGCTTTGAAGATTGCACCAGACTCTACACGAATACGCATGTTTTTGTGCAAGCGATAGAAGTCTGAGATGTTGTCGTCACAAACCCAATGCTTTTCTGCACCAATCTCGATTGCATGATCCCAACATAGATTGCGTGCGCGACCAGGACCGTCACCGTGATTAGAGAACGGAGCAATCAACAAAGTCACATAATCACGAATCTTGAAGTTGTCTAGTGCTTGCTCATACGCACTCTCATCTTGTGGCTCAATCATGATATAGTGCGGCACTTTCATGCGCGCCAGTGATCGCGAAGTGAACATAGAGTCTGCACGACCCTTAGAAATGATGTAGACTGGATTTTTTGGATTGATTAGTGTCATTCTATAAAACTCATCAAGGTTGGTTTCGTTTCGTTTTTCTTCCACACTTTAGGCTTTTGATTCCATAACGAATAATTGATGTCTTTGTATCCAGAGCTTCTTATGTGCTTATTGAAGATGTTTCCGATTTTAGACTGATCAATCTTCTCGTCATTATGATCATAAGTTTCATAATGACCGATCGAGTGAGTGTTGAATGCATTAGCAATCAAAAACCACTCTGGTTTGATCGACCGCACAATATAATCAAAGTGTGCGCATGGATCTACAATATGCTCAAAATATTCTGATGCAAAAACAAGATCAACGTCATGCTTGATATCATCAACAGATTCTAGCAAAGTGAAATCATATCGCTTGCCCATCATCTCGCAGAATTTCCATTGCTTAGTGTCTTTGATGTTTATCGCATACGCTTTAGCGTTAGGAAAAATTTGCTTCAATGCACACGTACTATAGCTCAAGCCGCATCCAATGTCAACATATGATTCGATTGATTTGAGATCGTCATATGCTTTACTCTTTAGAATTCTCTTGATGTATTCACGACTGTAAGTGACATAGCAATTGAAAATGTCAACGAAATAGTATTCGTCATCATACACTTTATATGCAGAATTTAGATCGTTTTGGTGCAGCTTTTCGTACCAAAAGTCAGTCAATCGAGTAAACAATTCACCGCTTCTTAGAAGCTCTTTTGACTTATTCTTATCGATGTCGAACAGAGAAGAATAGTCAGACAAAAACTCTTCGAATAGATTCCACTTTTTGTCTGTCAAAAGATTCATTCAACTACCCATCGTAGAAGAGAGTTAGCTTCGCGATCTAGCCTTGGATGCCAGATGGTCTTTGTTTTCTCAGTCAACGGCTGACCAATGAGTTTTGCAAACTCCTCATAATCTTCTTTATTACGAAAAGACACAATCAGTTTTTTGTATGCTGGATTGTCTTCTTGCACAAACTCTGGCATGCCAACCCAATGCTTTTTCCACTCAACATCGTCTCGCTGTTCAGCAGAAAGTCGCTCAGACTCATCTAGATCCATAAAGTCTAGAACTGAAGCTGGTTCGCCAGTCTTTTCTTTGTATCCAATCAGACTCTCATACTTCGTAGACTCTTCAGTGAGAACTTTGTTCTTACTCTGTTTTGTTGCCATCGATAGTCACCTTTTCAACATGTACATTACACTTATGTAGGAAATCTACACCGTCAGTTGAGCGATACGCTTCACGATAGTAGACGTTTTTTATTCCAGACTGAGCGATCATTTTAGCACACTCCATGCATGGAGCGCAAGTCACAAACATGGAACTTCCGTCTCCGCTCTCAGTTGACTTGGCTAATTTCGCCAAACAATTTTGTTCTGCATGTATTACTTCTGGCTTTGTCTTCAGCGTATACGTCTCGTTCTCGATGTCATCGAATTCAGATTGCCACGGCGAAGTATAAATCTTGTCTTCGCAGTTGTTGTCCCATCCGCTAGGTGTGCCATTGTAGCCGATAGAGATGATGCGATTGTCTTTGACGATAATCGCACCAACTTTCTTGCGTTTCGCAGTGCTCAAGTCGGCAAAGACCTCAGCAGTCTTCATGAATGCGTCTATATGCTTCTGTTTCATTGTAGCGAATCAGTTTGTCGTTTTTTGTTTCGCTGTAGTCTTACGCTTCAGAATGCCGCGCTTACGTGTAGCTCTCTGTAGCTCAAACGATGATGCGCGATTCAGAAACGTGATGCCGTCCATGTGATCCATTTCATGGAGAACAATTCGTGCAGTCATTCCAATGAATTGCTTCGTCTCCGTTTCACCGTTCCAGTTTTGATATCGAATTCGCACTGAGTCGGGTCTCTTCACGTTCATGAACAACAAAGGAAAACTAAGACAGCCTTCTTTCATGCTCACTTCTTTGTCGGACACGTTGACGATCTTTGGATTGAACATCACAAATGGATCCGTATCGCTCACACGAATAGCGAAGACTTTATAGTGCAAACCGACTTGCGGTGCAGACAGACCAAGACCCTTGTTCTTCACCATGCATTCATGTAGCTGCGCAGAGAGAACTCTAGGATCAATCGGCGGATTCTGAAAATCAAACGGCACAGTAGTTCGTTTCAGAATATCATTCGTTTCTGGCACTAAAATCAAATCATTCATTTTACCATCCTTGAGAAATTATTTACCTTTTCAAATCTAATCACGTTTCTGAATCTGTCTTGTAAGATGTCACCCTTATGCGAGATGACAAATAGATTCGTGCTTTCTAGTAAGCCAAGAATTTTCATCAAGTCTTCAGTTCCGTTAGTATCTAGGCTTGAGTCAAACACTTCATCTAGAATCAGCAAATTCGTATTTGATGAATTCTTCAGCTTAGCGACTGCTCTCCAAGTCAGTAGAAGGGCCATGTCAATTCGTTGCTTCTCGCCTTCAGAAAATGAACCATAAGAAAAGTCATCGCGATGTCTTGATTTGATTGTCTCTTTGAATGATTCATCGAGCGTGAAGTTGACGAAGAAATCCATCGCTGAAAGATACTTGTTCACAAACTTATTGATCACTGGAATATACTGTCTGACGATTTTTGTTTTGATGCCAGTGTCTTTCAGCAGATTCGTCGCAACATCAAGATAGTGCTTATCGCCAGTCAATGACTTTTCACTCATTATAGCAACATTCATCTCGTGGCGCAAGTCATCAACTTTAGTCTCAATCTCTGTGATGTCTTCTTGTGGCTTTTGCATTTCATCAATCTCATCTTGTAGAGAACTGATGTACTTGTATGATGCAGCAAGATTTCTGGAAAGATTAGTGCATTCTTTTGACTTTTCGTCTATCTTTGTCAAAAGACGATTGATCTCTTTTAGCCTGTCAAATTCATCGTTATACTTCTTGTTCAAGTCATTGATTGCATTTTCCACATCTTTTAGCTTAGATTCTCTTTCGCTGATCAAAACTTTTTTGTGTTCATGCGGAATGCCTTGCTTACACACCGGACACTCTTCAGTCTCATTATACAACGTGAGATCATCAGACACTTTCTTTAGCGTCTTGTTTAAATTAGCTTCAAGATTGTCATATCGTTGGAGCTTATTCTTGATAGAACTCTGCTCCTTCGTTTTGTCTCTCAGCACATCGATCTCAGCACTCAGCGTTTCAATCTGCAACTCATATGATGCAATCAATGCAGTTTCTTTTTGCAGAACATCTTTCTTTTGTTGAATTCTGTCTTTGTTGCCTTTGACTAGCTTTGCAATATGCTCAACAAGAATATCATGCTTGTCTTTAGCAGACTCATGCTTTCTTTTAGCTTCAGCTAGATCATCTTTCAGCTTAGCGTATTTTTCTTTCAGAACACTATTCATTCTAGAGAAAATCTGAATGTCTAGCAAATCTTCAATGATCATACGCCTGTCGTTAGCAGTCAACTGCATGAACGGCGTGAACGATGCTGAACCAAGAATAACAATCTGAGTGAATGACTTGAAGTTCAGTTTGAGAATGAACTTCTCTAGTTGCTCTTGATAGTCCTTCGTTGCTGCGTTCTGTGACAACAATGCTCCGTTGCAATATATTTCAAATATGTTTGGTTTGATGCCACGCACAACACGATATGACTTATTGCCAATATCAAACTCAACTTCAACAATGCAGTCTTTCTGATTGATCGAGTTCAGGAGTTGTGGTTTATTCACATTACGAAATGGCTTGCCAAACAGACCAAAACAGATTGCGTCAAGCATAGTAGACTTGCCAGATCCATTTGATCCGACAACAAGTGTCGCAGACTCATCAGACAGATTCATCTCAGTGAAGACGTTTCCTGTTGATAGAAAATTGCGCCATTTAACAGTTTTAAACAAAATCATTCAACGTTCTCCGATGACAATGCTTCCAAGTATAACTCATGCATAATATTCTTCAGTCTAGGAGACTCTACTTGAAGTGATTGTTGATCAATAAAATTATATAGTGATGTCAATGTGTCTTCAGCTTGATCGACGTCAACGTCTTCACCGCTAGTGTTCAACTCAGTAAAATCTTCAACGATTGAAACATCGATCGGCGAAACTTTGAAAATCTCATCAAGCATCTTGTCAAACATATATGGATTCTGTTTATTCAGCACAACGATCTTTACATACTTGTCTTTGAATCTGCTATAGTCTGTTTTCAGAACATCTTCCATAGATGACTTTGAGTCATCATACAGCAATTTGAAGAACATCCGGTTATTGTTTTGAATGAACTCAGCCTTCATCGTCTGCGTATCTAGAAGATAGACACCCTTTGCGTCTTTATAGTCACTCCAAACAAGCTCATAGGGTGTGCCGGTATACGTGACATTGCCAATAGTAGAGCGAGTGTGATAGTGCCCACTATAAACGTGATCATATCGATCAAGAAATTTAGACTCAACACCTTCATGACTTTCTACACCCTTCATCATAGGAAAACCAACTAGTTCAAAATGACCAACACAGATTGGTGAGACAGACTTCTCAACAAACTTCATGATCTCTTCAGTATTGTCATTACACATCCAAGGAATCACATCAATCGCTAACCCATCAAAATGAATAGTTTGCGCTTTATTGTAAATATGCACATTGTCATATGACGTCAGCAAAAGCTCAGGTGAGTTTACGTCTAGACTGTGTTTCCAGAAGATGTCGTGATTGCCAATCAGTGCATGTAGTTCAATATTGAACTCTTTGAGTTTATCAAAGAAATATCGCTTAGACTCAGCTAGAGTATAGAAGTTGACATACTTGCGCCGATCAAATAGATCACCTAGCTGAATAATGTGCTTTACGTCTTCTTTGATTAAGAAATCAAATAGTGTGCAATAGAACTCTTCAAAGTATTCATGAAAGTGCTTAGAATCGTTTCTCGCTCCGAAGTGAGTGTCGCCGAGAAGACATAGTTTCATTGCTTTTCCTTTCATGACCAAGTGTATAATCAATCAAATTCCTGATGTTTGTCAAATGCATAATAGCGTTACTCTTCATCACATAATTTGATTTCTTATTCGCTACTACTTTGAGCCAGTTCTCAAGTTGAACCGGCACAGGAGTGTTCACTTCAATGTCAGACTCTTCTTCAGCTTTCTGCTGGAATTGGTGTTGCATCATCATCCTCCATGAATTTGATTAGACCAACCTTTTTCTTCTTACCAGAAGACTTCTTACGTTCATTCGTTTCAAACGCTTCAATGAAATCACGGATGAACTCTTCAGCATATGCATCGTGAATCATTCCGTTGATATTCTGTGTGATTATATCATCTGCGTTTGAGTCAGTCAATGTTGTGACGATCTCGTTTTCCATCGATTTGTACTTCACATACATCTGCTTTTTTTCTTTCTGAATGCGCCGTAGGAACGCATAGTAGATGATCTGCGTAAAATATGCAAACGGATTCGTTGATCGCTCTGGATTGAAGTTGTCAATATACATGAGACAGTTTTCTACTCCGTCAGAGATCATGTCCTCTTTGAATGAGTAGTTTGCGAAGTTGGGCTTTCTTGCCAAGTGTGTTGCGATCTTGAAAAGACACAAACCAATATAGTTCGGAACTCTAGGCTTCTCGACGCCTTTTTCCTTTGCTTCAATGACAGTCTTTCTATACTCAGTCATCTGAGCTAGGAATGTCTGATTGTCTACGTAGTGGTTTGATTTTGCTTTTAATTCTGGCATGTGTTCACTTTCTTCATGGTTTTGCTTGACTTTGACTTGACACAGTGATACAGTTGCTGTGTAGGCTCTTCAAAGGGTTAGTGTAATTTAGTATCTTTCTTAGATGATTGTTGAATCATCTCACTGAGTGCTGATTCGATCTTATCTAAGTCTTCTTCAGTAGAAGACTCTTCATCATCTTCTTCGTAGACACTAGTCAATGCTTCTTTGTAGTTTGATATCATAATATTGTTTGGCTTAGCACAAGAAATCAAATTAGACTTGAACACTCTGATTGGATGAGTCTCATCAACAGAGATGTCCCATTTGACGATAGTCATACTGATATTACCAGATTGAGTCATTGAAGTCCAAATTCGATATGGATGCATCAAATCTAAAAAACTATTAGTCTCATTTTGAATTACTGCGATAATGTGTTCACCACTTGATACTTTGAGAACTGCAATAGCTTTCTCAACTTCACTTGAATCTATTGGTTGATGCATATATTTATCCCTTCAAATTGATTGTGTAAATCTTGTAGTCAAACTTCTCTTCGTTATAGATTTTCATACGTTCCATAAAGTGATCAAGAGTGAAGTTCTTGTGCGATTTATGAGTCAAATCGTCCGCTATATCATACAGCGTAGCGATTTCTTTATCTTTGCCAAGTCTTAGCCCACGACCAATAGACTGTAAGGTTCTGATCTTGCTCTTGCTCGGTGAAGCAAAAATCACATTGTGTAGATTACGGATATTTATTCCAGTAGAAAACGTACCAAACGATGCTATAATTATAGCATCTTTTTCCTCTTCTGTGATGCGACGCACATCTTCTCGCGAGTCAATGTCTACGCCACCATGAATGAAGAACACTTGCCGATCTTCAGCCGTAGCTTCACTGATCATGCGATGTAGAACTTCGCCATGCTTTTCTACTAGTTGGAACAGAACAAGTGTGTTGCCTTTGAGACTGAGAGCTAAGTTTTTGATGAACTTGTTCCGAGCTTGATGTGTGACTAGAAAGTCGATCTCGTCTTGATACTTCATAGATTTTACATGCTTGCACGTATCTTCGTCATATTTTAGCAACAGTGCTTTGATCTTGAACTTTGCTAGATTGCCAGCATCTATCAAGTCTTTTGTTGTCGTGATTTGCTTGACTTTGCCGAACAAGCCTTCGAGAACTAATCTGTGTGTCTGTGTGCCGTCAAGTGTGCCGGTGAGACCGAATCTGTATTTGCAGTCAATCATATTGACGAGAATTGATGTGAGTGACTGAGCTTTGAATAAGTGTGCTTCGTCACCAATCACGAGAGAGAATTGCTGAAACCATTCGCGCGGCATCTTGTAGATAGATTGCCATGTTGAAATTACAATTTGCTTATCAGTAGTCTTCGTTGCTCCTGCAATGATTTTGTGTACATTTTCGTTGCTATCAAACCCATAGTCTTCAAAGTCTTTGAATAGCTGAGCTACTAGTGATATTGTAGGAACAATGATAAGTGTCTTACTTTCAACATATCGAGTGATCAAGTAGATGATCAGTGACTTTCCAGATGCTGTTGGTGAGAGTAACAAACCACGTCTATTTCTGATAGCATGTGTGAATGCTTTTAGTTGATACTCTCTAGGTTGAAATGGTATGCCTAGCGTATCTACGAACGTTTGCGCTTCATCAAGTGACAGTTCATCAGCTACTAAAAGTTCATCTTCACATTCATACGTATAGTCACGCTCTTTACAGAACTTCTCAACATAAGACATTAGCCCAGTGTAGAGAGTTCTGTTCTGAGTGTTGAACAAGCGAATCTTGCCGTCCCAAATTTTGTTTTTGAATGCCGGCATAAATTTATAGTTTGGTATGTAAAACGTAAAGAATTCACTTAGTTCCATTGCTAGCCCAGCGTCGCATAGAAGTCTAATATAGACTTCATTGACTTTTTGAATTACTATGTCAGTTGACGCCATTTGTGAATTTTTGCCATTCAATGGCGTTGCGTATTTGATAGTTTCTTTGATTGAGATTCTTCAAGACTTCTTCTAAGAAATCAATCTTTTCTGATTGCGCAGTAATACGCATGTTGATATTGATGATATCTGAGTCTGAGTCGATATACATATCAACTTCATTCTTCATCAACTTCTTGACAAATGGCTCCCAACCAGCATCTTCAAGTTCTTCTCTAGACATTCTTCCGTTGAAATATTCGTATTTCTTCAGAACAATCTCTTTCTTCTTGAATTCGTGACCTCGCATCTTTTGCCGTTCTTCAAAATACAGCTTCATGTATTTGCTATGAAGTTGAGGAATCTTCAGTGACTCTTTGCCTAACTCAGTGGAATCAATGCTAGAATCTTTTCTCCACTCTTCAATGATCTGGTCAAGTGTCATTACAAACCTCATTACGTAAAATAAATCATTATATCAGATAATGAAGATTATGTCAAATCTTCTCTACTTTATAATAATTATATGTGAATGTGATTGTAGAAGTGAGAAAATCTTGCCCTTCAGTAGACGTCAATTGAACACCGCCTAGATCAGTAGGGAATGCATCATAGAAAGTTACTTTTATATTTGAGTTGTTCGCATTAGTCTTGATCAGAATAGACATATCAGAAGTTATACTGTTCACTTTACCTGGTGTTTTTGTGAGTGTGCCTGTCTTGTTTGTCGTCTCTGGATTAGCAAGACCCATCATCCAGTTGTATATCTCGAACCATGCTTGCATGTCTTCATCAAGAATATAATTGACAGTCAAGTCTTCATAGCGCAATTGATTGCCAGGCTTCTTCAATTCAACAAAAGGAGTTGGTGTGATCACATTTGACAGCGTGATGTTAGGCAGATTCAATGCCTGCAAAAAGAAAACAACGTTAGGTAGTCTATTGATAACTAACTCATATTTGTTGTTTGACAGAAAACTTCTATTTGATGGATTTGGTGTCATATTAATCGAGCCTTATGTGTCTTATGCACTATTTATGTGACAAAAAAAGGGGCTCCGAAGAGCCCCTCTGAAAGTCCGATCTTCGTCGGCTCAATAAATTACATTAGATTTGCAATTGCAAACTTTCTGTAATAGATATTTTTGTTCGCGAATGCAACAACGCCGTCAGCAGCAGATGTTGCAAATGGGTTTGCAACCATGCCATAACGTGTCTTGAACGCGATCTTTGGCTGGAATGTATCCTGACCAACTGCACGAACCATCTGTAGTGGAACGTATGGGCAGTAGAACAAGCCAGCGTCGAATGCTGATGTGCCCTTGTAGCCCATTGTAGCGTAGTGAATGCCAGATGATGCTGCGAAGTATGGGTCGATGTAGACCTTGATGCGACCGTTTAGAACGCCAGCGAATGTGTTGCCAGTGTCGTCAACTTGTAGGTTATTTGCTAGAGCTGGAGTATAGTCTAGAACACCTGCCATCTGTAGTGCGGATGCGACATCAGATGAGCAAATCATGACGTTGCCCTTGCCACGACGTGTTGCCTTAGCTAGTGCATTAGACTCACGCTCTAGTTGGAACATCAAGCCCTTGAACTTCTCAACTGACCAGCGACCGTTAGCGTCAACGTCTAGGTCGAATGTGCCTAGTGTTGCAACGTTCTCTTGTGCGCCAGCGGATGCTGTTGCGTTGATTGTACGGATAACTTCGCGGTTGATTTCAGCTAGAATTTCTGTAGATAGAATGTTTGCTAGCTCTTGCTCTGCGTCTAGACCGTGGATAGCCTTCAAGTCTTGTGCTAGTTCCATTGTGTACTCAGCCTTTAGAGCGCGGCTCTTAGCTGTTACGGCAATCTTGTCGATCTGGAATGCCATTTCTTGGAACTGGTTATTAGCATCATCGCCTAGTGCTTCAGCTTGCGCTGTTGACATGCCTGTGCCGTATGTGTAGTTGTTAGCTACGTCAGCGACAACTGGAGATGCACCAGTTTGTGACTGGCCGAATGAGTTAGTGTTGTTTGTTCCAGAGAATGCTGTATTAGCTTCGTTGAATAGAGCTTCTGTTCCGCGCTGCTGTCTGTAGTTAGAACGCATTGCGAAGATTAGACCTGTTGGTCCGTTCATTGGCTGAACGCCGCATAGATCGTAAGCGATCAAATTTGGCATTGCGCGACGAACTAGGCTGATTAGAATTGGATCGTATGTGTCGATACCACCTGTGCCTGCTGTTGAAGAAGATGCACCGAAGTTATTTGTTGGTGCTGCTTCTGATAGCAAACTTGTTGGTGCTTGATATCCGCCAGAAGTATTGACACGAAGGTCTAGCTCTTGGTTTTCCAATAGCTGTGCTGTTACTGCCTTGCGATGAGCGTCCTTGATTGCTGGTAGATCAGCATGTTCAATGATTGGAGCCCATTTCTTTACTAGTGATTCGATTTGTGACATAAGTTTTTCTCCTTGTTGAGTATTTTGGAAACTCTGTTGTTATTTATAAAAAGTTATTTTTTCACAATTCTGGAAAGGTTCTGAACATAGCGACTCATAACAGGTGAGAATGCTTCATCCAGATTTTCTACAGAATCAAGACCCTTAGACTCAGAAACGGTCTCTTCTTCCTTTACATCAAAATACTTCTTCTTTGTAAGTTGAAGTTTCTCTGTGTAGTCCTCTTCTGATACAAATTCAATGTGCTCAGCTAGGGACTTCAATTTTGCAGATTGAACTTCAGAGAGACCCTCTGAAACTTCTTGTGCAATCTTTTCTTTTTTGAATTCAACTACAGATTCTGCCAGTTCTGCTTTAGCTGCAATTGCTTCATCAAGTTCGCGCTTAATGCGAGTCATTTGTTCTTCGTAGCCTTCGATTACGTCAACCTTCTCTTCTGGAAGATCAATGTAGTGCTCGGTGAATAGATTCTTTAGACCAACCATAAAGTCTTCTGCCATCTCAACCTTTAGAGCTTTTTCGATAGCGACTTTATTTTCTTCCATCCAATTCTCAACAACATACTCTAGATATTCATCGATCTTGTCAACTAGTGATTCTGCAAACTGAGTTGTTTGCTCTTCTAGTTTCTGATTGAACTGCTCTTCTAGTGATGCTGTCTGCTCTTCAATCTTTGCTGCTACTGCTGCTTCAAAAATTGCTTTTGCTTTGTTTTTGAATTCTTCAGATAGTTCTTCACCTGCGAAAAGAGTATCTACGTCTTCTGAAAGACCGACTTTCTTCTCGTCTAGAACTTCTGTTTGTTTTTCTTCAATGCCCATGGGAGTTCTCCTTTTTGTGTGAGTCAGTGTTATGTATTTATAACTTGGAAAATTATAGTTGTTTGATGAAAGATTCAAACACTCTAATCTTCGCTTCTTCAAGATTTTTAGAAGACGTCTTTTTGATCAGTGCTTTTGCTACGTCAATATGTCGTTCTGTCCAGACTCCGTTGATATTGACCCACTCTTTATTTTCCATAATTCCACGAACAAATGCATCTGGTGCAGAAGGATCTGCTACAACATCGGCGGCAGTCGCAAGATAGAAATCGTCATCTACGATCTTTACTCCATCTTTGCCTTCTTTTAGACTTCCCATTCCACGGGTAGACACGCCGAGTGTTGCGCCTTCGTCGATTAGATTCTTTACGATGTTTCCGTAAGGTGTGTCTAGAACTTTAGACTTACCATAGAAGTCTGTTCCTTCTGCACGAAGGTCTTTGATCAAAATAGCTGAACGCTCTAGATTGATTGTTGGTCCTTGTGGATGACCAAGTTCACCGAATGCGCGACCTTTTTGCACGTATTCAGTGATATATCTTTGTGCTTCTCTGTTTAGAGTTTCAAAGCGATACATGCGTCCATTTCTGTTTGGACGCTCTGATTGCATGTAAACGCCTTCAATGTAGAGACTTTTCTTGCCGTCTTCTCTAGCTTCAGTAATGAACTTGATCTCTTCGTTGACTTCTGTGATTAGTCTCATGTTAGTTGTTCTCCGCAATGTATTATGGCGAGACGCCATCGTCTGTTGTTTCTCTGCTAGTGTAGCCAGCAGTTTTGTGACCTTCTACGATGAGAGTGTATGCTGCGTTTGCAGTGAAACCTTCAGTAGAAAGTAGAATGTCGCCATTAGGATTTGTAGCATTATTTGTTAGTGGTGCTTGACCAGCGCTTGTTAAGTCCCAGAATCCAGAACCAGTCAATGTGACAATTGTTGTATTTGCTGCTGCTCCGAACCACTTTAGCGTGATTCTTGGTGACATTGTTGCGCTTGTTCCAGAACCAATAGACCAGAAAAGTTTAGTGATAGACAATCTCTCTGATCCGTCGTCATTGGCTGCTGTTAGTGTTGACGCATCAATTTTGACTACATTTGATTCGCCTGTTCCGTCAGAAAAGTTAGTGAACTTGACTGCATATCCTCTTGCATGATCTTTCAAAACTTGCGTTGTTACTGTGTCAGCCATGATTCATTACTCTCCGATTCGTGATAGTGCAAATTCAAGCAACTTTTCAATGTCAGCTTCAAGCATTTCTTCAAACAACTGCTGATTCTCTTCATTTAAATCATCATACAAAGACATCAAAGCATCTTGATGATCTTCGTTTTTCATCTTTTCTTTGATTAATGCGTGTGCATTCTTAGTTGATGTTGTTTGCGCTTTTGAAAAATCAGCTTCAGAGATTTCAATCTCCAAAAACTCTTTGAACTTAATCATCTGTAGTTCCTTCTTGGTCCTCTTGTTCTTCATCTTCTTCAGATGCTACTTCATCCGAGAAATATGAATTTGCATATTTTGTTTTTTGTAACTGTAGAGCTGATTGCACTTTAGTGCCTAACATATCTACAATTGCGTCTTTAAATTCTGCTGCGTTGTTGTCAAGTGCAGATTTGATTGCATGTAATGCTGTATCTGACATAATATCTCCTATTTATAAAAAACGATTATTGAAGTGCAATGAAGTCTCCCTTCGTGAGAGCTTGATCTTGCTTCGTTGAAATTTCTTGCAACTTCGTAGAATTCGTATCAATTTCAGTTCTGATCTGTTCCGCTGTTGGCAATGTATTGACTTTAGTATCAATAGAGCTAAGTTTAGTTGAGTTAGAATCCATCTCTTGTCTGATCTCTTGTACAGTTGGTGGTGTAGAGCCAGAAGTTTGACTGTATGCGTATGCGAGGTTACTCACGACGTTGATGACACCACCGCCAGGCTGAACAATGAACGGAGACACTCCAGGTGTCTCATCGTATATGATTCCAGTGACAGTGACTTGACTCTGAATTACAATTTTCCATCCATTGATCATGAAGTAGATGTCGCCAGAGAACAGTCCACCGCCCACTGGATCTCCACCCGTTGTTCTGATAGCATCTAAGAACTTAGCGTTTTCGCGAACTTGAACCCACTCTTTCCATCCAGAGTAAATGTCGTCTTTCACAAAAACGTTTGTTTCCCCTGGATTTATGTATATCAGCTTATTTTCTCCATCAAAAGTTACTTTCTGAGAACCATAAAATCCATTAGCTGGATCATATGATTCCCAGAATTCCCAAAAGCCGTAGTTGAGTGCAGCCCAAGACATATTACTGAATTATCTCATTCCATGTTAACTTGAAATGAACAACTAATGGACCATTTGTGCTGACAAATGTTGAGTTTGCGCTAGGTCCAATTGGCTTTGCTACTACAGCAAAGTATAAGCTATCACCGTATCCAGAGATAATAAATCCACCAGTGGCATTCCAAGTATATCCACCATCTGTGACGGCATTTGGTGTATTAGAAACGTTGCTTAAACCAGACGTATCAAATGGTGTTTGGAATAGTTCATCTTGGTATAATTCAAGTTTATCCAAGTCTAAGTGACGAACGTAGAATGACTTGCCATTTATACCATAAGTTGCATCACTACCTATAGCACCTGGAATGTTTTCAAACGTTAATGAAGTATTATTCTCACGATGTCTTGTAAAGTTTACTCCAGTAGGTGGAGTATTGATCTGTATTACAGTTGGCACGCCTGCTGCTGGTGACTGATACACTCTCAAAACTGGGCATCTGTTATTTCCACCATTGTCTGCTGGTAACTTGAACGCACCACTTTGGAAGTTAGCATACTGGTCAGATAGAGATGTTGACTCTGAATGACCCTTAACAAACGTAATTGAGTTATGGAAACCGCCACCGAAATAATTTGCTCTGCCGTCATTTTCATATGACATAACACCACCATAACCATTATTTTCGTCAACTAGTTTTAGAAGAGCATCACTGTTTGTTCTCGCTCTTGTAATAGCAACATTATTACCAGAGATAATTGGCTGAACGTAAATTTCAAGTTCGCAGAAACCATCGGCACCTGTATTCTTATGATATGCCATAGTTTGTAGTAACTTGGGCAGATACAGTGTGCGATTCTTTACTGATGTCTGTGGTCCTCTATTGATTACTGGTGCAAGTATACCAATTAAGTGATACTCATGATCCACGTTTAAGTGGAACATTACTGTCTCTTCACCTGTTAGGTTGACATCAGGTGCTTTATTTAACTTTATAGTGGTTGAGTTAGTGATCTCCAGCACAGTAACAATATTGTCCATTGAGATTACACCAGATCCACCATTCTGTGCTGTAATGTGAACTCTAAATCCCGGCTTAATTCCAGTAACATTTGGCACTGTCATTGCGGTGCCAGTAGTTGTTACGCCAGTCTTCATTACGCCAACTCTGTCTTGCTTGCCAGAAACAGGTTCAGATAGTCCCTTCCAGTCATTAATGTTGTCATAACTGAATTCAACTTCAAATGATTCAAGATCACCTGAACCTCTTGCAGTTAAGTCAATATTTGCCTCTGTGCTAACAGCAGCGCACCAGACTCTCATTGATGCTGAATTTGCTACTGCTACTCCAGGAATACAGTATTGATTAATTCTTATTGGCAATGAGCCAGTCTGTGAGTGTGGGAATCCATTGTTAGTGTCATTGTAGTGTTCATGTATAACGACACGCTGACCTTTATGGTATGTTCCAAATCTTACTCGACCAGCACCCAGCCACTGAATATCGATCCAATAAATGTTATCATCTACTAATCGTAAATTTTTTCCACTATTATCAGTACCGTCAACTAGATCACCATTCCAAATAGACCCTGTTGTGCTTGATAAGACACCATTGACGTAGTATTTGGTTTCATTTCGACCAATGACTGTTTCTGTAAGAGACCCAGTTGCTGAAGAACGAATAACAAATTCTAGAGTTAGTTCATTCGTACCGGGTGTAGGTGCTCTACTTGAACGGAAAAAGTAGCCGTTGTCATCATCCATGTAGCCCCACTCGCGCATGACTCCATCTTCGCCCTCGTTATTGAGAGCAACAGTCATCATAATTAAGTGTGAGAATCCAGGAAAGTAATGATGATACGTATTTGATGTATAAGTAAATCTATACGCAGTAGATTGACTGTCTAAACCGGTTGCAGTGACTGATCCTGGAGTTGTTACTAATAGTCCTTTACGAACTGGATCAATTGCTCCTGAAACACCTAACCCCCACTTTGTCTGTGTGAAGTCTTGAACTAATGGGTTGTCAGAGAATACATAATCACCTAGAATAGTAACGCCGCTTGTTCTTAATTTGCCAAAAGCATCTAACTGCGGCAATCCTTCTGCGAATCTTACATTAGCAGAACCAGTGTCATCTACGTTAAGACCAAATTCTGGATTTTCATATCCAACGATGTTAGTAGCGTTGTTCCATAAGTCCACTGCTGCTGATACTGTGGCAATCGCTGCTCCTGTATCAGGATCAAGAATAGTGTCACCAACTGTTGGTGTAGTACCGGCGTATAGTTCATCCCTACTATAACTAACATCAAGTAAGCCAGATGTTATCGTGGATTCATACACGCTGTGAACGTGAAATTTCCAACCAGCGCCAAAAGAATAATCTTCTCTATCTAGTTTCCATGTGTATCCATTAGTTTTTCCAGTGTATGATATCTGTGCGCCGTGAACTAAGCGAACGCGCTTACCAGTGCTATCTGGTGGAATTCTTAGATAATTACGTTCTCCAGCCATGTGTTTTTACTCTTTTTTAGTGTCTTTGAATTTGATCTTTACTTCTGATAGCAAAGTTTCAGAAGCCGCAGTGCCGCGATCAAGAACTTTTTGAATCATTTCTTCAGTCACTTTTATTTGCGATTCTGGCAAATTCATCAAGTAAGTTTCTACGCGATTTCGTTCTTGATTCCAAGTTACGCCCCATGATTGTCTGTAGTTTTTCCATGTCATTTTGCCATCTAAAAACTGAGACTCAATCATTTCTATAATTGCTTCTTCTTCATCGTTTAGTTTTTCCATTTCAATATTATTCTTTGCTG